GTTTAATATTTCGATATGATCGAATATCTGTTCGCATGGAACATCGTTCAGTGATTCACGCCGTCTATACAATTTTCTCGTAAAATATCGCTAAATGCGAAAAATAGCCTGTTTAAGAGGCTTTTAACAATATTATGAAGAAGTATAAGCAACGCTTAAAACGGCGCTTATACGCTAAATTTAGGGGGTTTTTATGGGTTACAAAGGAATAGACTATTTAAGAAGTTTACTAAGAGACAAGCAAACAAGGATTGCTAAATGTTATGAGTATTATAATCAAAAGGATATGATGGATAATACACAAGCAATAACAGAAAATGCACAAATGCAGAGAATCACAAAGAAGGTGGGTTGGATTCCTAAAGCCGTGGATTCATTAACTAATAGGCTACAATTTAGTTCTTTTGGGAATGACGACGAACTATTGGTTAATGATATCTTCATGAGGAATAACCGTGATGTACTTTTTAAAACAATGTTTAAAGGTGCAATCATTTCATCGTGTGATTTTGTGTATATATCACAGAACACGGACGGCACGGCTAGACTACAGGTCATTGACGGCTACAATGCAACAGGTGTTATTGATACATCTACAATGTTGCTAGATGAAGGCTATGCAGTATTAGAACGTGACAGTTACACAGGAAGACCAACGCTCGAAGCGTATTTCACAAGTGGCAAAACACAGTATTATAAAGACGGACAGCCCATGGGCGAGATTCTAAACGGATTGGATTATCCTTTACTTGTTCCGATTATTTATAATCCCGACGCAACGCGACCTTTTGGACGAAGCCTTATTTCTGATTCATTGATGAAGTATGTAGACGACGCAAAAGAAACATTGCGACTTATGAGCGTTTCAGCGCAGTTTTATTCTTTTCCACAAAAATGGGTAACAGGTTTAGACAACGACACGGACACATTCGACAAGTGGCAGATGGTGATGTCTGCTATGATGGCATTCGCGCGTGACGAAGACGGCAACAGTCCGACAGTGGGGCAGTTCGTCCAACAGTCAATGTCTCCTTATAATGAGCAGTTAAAAACGCTTGCTTCTATGTTTGGTGGAGAAACAGGGCTTACACTTGACGATTTAGGATTTGCCACTGCCAACCCATCAAGCGCAGAAGCAATCAAAGCAACGCATGAGACATTGCGACTTATGGCAAGAGGAGCACAGGAGACATTCGAAGTAGGGATTATCAACGTAGCCTTCCTTGCTAAGTCATTAGAAAACAATATGCAGTTTAAACGCTCACAATTTGCTAATTTAAAGGTCAGATGGAAGCCAACTTTTGAAGTAGATGCAAATATGCTAAGTGGTATCGGAGACGGCGCTATTAAAATCAATCAAGCCGTCGATGGATATTTTGACAAAGAAGCACTTGAAGACCTAACAGGAATTAAAGCGTCGGAAGACGATACACCTGTATATAACAAGTTGATTGATGACACTATGGCAGACACTCAAGAAACTGTAGAGGACACTGAGGATGAATAATGATGTATCACGAGGAATCCTAAATGCAATAGTAAAGGATTTTGAAAAGAAATATTCTAGTTCAAAAGAGATTAACAGGCTACTAATTAAGATTGAAAAGGGTACGGCTTCACATATTGATTCATACCAATTCGCTCAAAAGGTAAGTGACTTGTTAAATTATGCAATCAAGAAGAATATGACAGGAAGCACCCTTCCAAATGGTAAACTTTATTATCACATTGCCGAGAGTGTTTTAACGCCGTTACTCAAGAATAACCATGCATTAGTTACTAACTATGCAAAAGACGTCCAAGAGATACTTAATATAAAGGACAATATACCTTTTAAAGGAGTAACGGCAAAAGTTAACACAGATAGGGTCGAGGGAATCTGTTCTGAGTATTCAAGAGCCGACAGGTTCGAGGAAACACAACAGGAACTCGCAGACACTATCGAAAATTATTCGCTTTCGAGTGTGGACGATACAATAAAAGAGAATGTTAGATTTTTAAATAATCTAGGCTATTACGAAGTAGTCGAGCGAAGGGCAGAAAGTGGCGCTTGTAAATGGTGCAGAAGCCTAGACGGTACTTATGACTACTCGCCTAATATGGACACTACAGTATTCAAAAGACATAAACGTTGTAAGTGTACTATAGACGTACACAGAAATAAATTAATTTAGGAGGTTTTTTTATGGGATTTGGTTTTTTAAATTTAATTACAATCATTTTCGTTATCGCTAAATTATTAGGGGTATTCCATTTTAGTTGGTTGATTGTATTTTTACCAACTATTATTGACGTCGCTATTATTCTTATTTGCTTTTTAATTGTTGCTATTGTGGCACTGATTGATGTATTAAATGGAGACGATTAACGATGGCTTCTAGTACACTATATAAAGGTGACTGCATGGAGTGGCTTAAGAATATTAAGGATAATTCTATAGACCTTATTCTATGCGACCCACCTTACGGAACAATGTATGGAGACTTTGGAGAAGACACCGACAACAACAGAAATAGAAAGAACTTAAGTAAAATAGGCAAATGGGATATTGCATTAGATACTGATAAAATGCTAGAGGAGTGTACACGAGTACTCCGACCAAATGGAAAATGTATCTTATTTTCACAAGAACCATTCACGAGTGAACTGATTACTAAACAGACGGTTGACTTGCCATTTTCTTACCCTATGTATTGGTTAAAAAATTGCAGTGGTAACGTACTAGGAGCAAAGAAAAACTGTCTGCAATATATCGAAGTTATGCTTTTATTCAAAAAGAAAGTTTACGGTGATGAAGTATATGCGAACAGTCCCGTTCGTGCATACCTAAAAGAGGAACTAGAAAAGACAGGGCTAACAGTTCCACAAGTGAATAAACTTCTAGGGTGCTCAAGAATGGCTTCACATTACTTTGGAGATGGAAGGCAATTCGCTATTCCGTCAGAACGCTATTACAATAAATTACAAGAAACGGGCTACTTTAAAAAGCCTTATGAATGGCTCAAGAATACGAATAAAGTAGATTATCCATCAACGTTTAATCTAAACGGTGCTAAGTCTAAGAGTAACGTCTTTCAGTATGCTAAGCCGTCTCCTAATAAGAGCGTGCACCCAACACAGAAGCCAACAGAACTACTTGAAGACCTTTTAAAGACATTTAGTAATGAAGGTGACACCGTTCTAGATTTTACGATGGGCAGTGGCTCGACAGGTGTTGCATGTATGCATACAAATAGAAACTTCATCGGTATAGAGAAGGATGAAGACTATTTTAACATTGCAAAAGATAGAGTTAATAAGACACAGAATTTAGACAAATAAATATAACACTTATGTAAAGCGAGGTGGTGTCAATTGATTGTTTGATACCAAAAAATTGACAGGTAGGAGGTATATGTAAATGTCAGAAGAAAAAAGAATAGGACAACAGACCCCTACTAATAGTTACATCATTCCATATGATAACAGTATAGGACAACAGGCTATTGACTTGTACAACGGAACTAAAAACACGGCGATGGAATGGCAAGAGATACAGATGATGGACATCATGGCTATTGACGACGAAGGACAGTGGCTACATATGAAGTATGGATACTCTATTCCACGACGAAATGGGAAGTCGGAGTTGCTCGTTATGAGGGAACTTTGGGGATTGTTGCATGGTGAGCGAATCCTACATACTGCACATAGAACGCCAACATCCCACGCGTCTTGGGAGAAACTCAAGAAGGCGCTAGAAGAAAATGGCTTCGAGGAAGTCAAAAGAGCCGATAAGACCAAAAAGTATAACAAGGCTTATACGGCAACGGCGCAATATGGATTGGAAACTATCACTATATTAGACGAGTTAGAAGGAACCATCAACTTTAGAACAAGAACTTCTAAAGGTGGACTTGGTGAAGGATTTGACCTTTTAATTATTGACGAAGCACAGGAATATACAGACGAACAACAGTCAACCTTGCAGTATGTCGTGACATCATCTGATAACCCTCAAACGCTAATGTGTGGGACGCCACCAACAGCAGTATCGAGCGGTACTGTTTTTGAGAAGTTGAGAGAGTCATGTTTAAGTGGTCAGTCTGAAAATTGCGGTTGGGCTGAATGGTCAGTAGACAGAATGTCAGACGTAAATGATAAAAACATATGGTATATGTGTAATCCGTCACTTGGTCAGACCTTAAAGGAACGTTCGGTAGCGTCTGAGGATTCTAGCGACGAGGTAGATTTTAATATCCAACGTTTTGGGTTATGGCTCAAGTACAACCAGAAGTCAGCCATCCTTGAAGGGGAATGGGATAACTTGAAGATTGAAGACATACCACACTTGACAGGTAAATTGTATGTAGGTATCAAGTACGCCAAAGATGGTAATAGCGTGTGTATGTCGGTTGCTTGCCTTGCAGAGGAAAAACGCATCCTTATCGACGTAGTCGATAGAAAGTCGGTAAAAGAAGGCAACGATTGGATTATTAATTTCTTGAGACATGCAGACGTAAAGCGTATTGTTGTTGACGGCGCGAACGGTCAAGCAGTCCTCAAAGAAAACTTAAAAGACGCTAACATTAAAACACCTGTCACATTGCCGAAAGTCAAAGAAGTTATTGAAGCCAATGCACAGTTTGAAAAGTCAATCAATGATGGCACATTATGTCACTTTGGACAGCCGTCCTTGAGACAGGTTGCGACTAACTCGGAGAAACGAGCAATTGGGACAAACGGTGGCTTTGGTTATAAGTCAATCATGGATGATGTAGATATTGCTTTACTCGATTCTACTATTTTAGCATTATGGGCTTGTAAGAAATATAGCAGAAAGAAAAAGCAACAAGTATTTTATTAATTTTTTACGTGAACTAACACGGTTAAAAGTAGGAGGATTATTTATGGCTTTTAAGGTTATTGAAACACAGGAAGAATTAGACGCGATTATTCGTGAAAGATTAGAGAGAGCAGAGAAGAAATACGAAGGCTTTATGAGTGCCGAAGATGTGCAGAAAATGAAGGACACATACGAAGCAAGCGTTAAAGCAGACAATGAAAAATATAGCGCATTAGAAAAAGAAAAAGAAGACCTTATGGCAAAAGTAAAAGGCTATGAGGTCGGAACGCTAAAAACAAAAGTAGCACTTGCTAACAACTTGCCTATTGGTGCGACAGACTACCTCAAAGGAGAAACAGAGGAAGAACTTACAGAAAGCGCTAAAGCGTTATCAAGCATGTTTACTCCTAAAGGTGCAGACCATAAGCCAAAAGAAGAAGAAGGCAAGCCACTAGCGCCACAAGGAACAAACACACAGGGAGCAACTATGAGTGAAGTAGAAAAGCGCTTCATGGAGTTAAACCCTAATCTAAAAGTTTAATCAATATAGGAGGATTATTATATGGCACAGAACACAGAACTACAGGAAAGATACTCAAGTTTAGTACTTGCTAAACAGAGAAAAACATCATTATTCATCAACTTATTTAATAGAAACTATGAAGGTACGCCAACAAGTGGAGCAGTAAAAATCCCTGTTCGTGATACCGAAGTACCTGTTAACGCTTATGACAAGGTCAATGGTACTTCATTAACTAATTCAAGCACAACTTACAAAACACTCGTAATCGACCACGACAACGCAGTAAACGAACTAGTAGATGGCTACTGTGCAGAAGCCGTTCCGGATAAATTAATGGCTGAGCGTCTTGATTCAGCAGGCTATAGCATGGCAATGCAGATTGACACTGGTTTATGCAATGAGTTAATCACAAAAGGAACAGCCATTAAAGATACTAAAGCACTAACTAAGACCTCTATTTACGAAGCAATCATTGACGCAAGAACACAGGCAAGAAAGGAACACTTACAGACTTCTGAATTATGGCTTGTAGTATCTCCCGACACATACGCTTTACTTCTTAAGTCTCCCGACTTTATCAAAGCGTCAGCACTTGGCGATGAAGTAGTTCAGACAGGCGCAGTCGGTAAAATCGGCGGTATTACAGTATTTGAAGCCGACAACATGACCGATGAAAAAGTTGACTTTATTTTAGGAAACCGTATTTTCTGCCACTATGTAGATGAATGGGCGGTTAAAATCGGCGTTAATAATTTATACGATGGCGAACACATCGGAGCGTCTGCAATCCAGGGTCGTGACGTATACGGATATATGATTTCTAGACCAAATACAGTTTTAGTAAAAAAACACACTGCATAAGGAGCGATTAGAAGATGAACGGAGCAATGGCAACAGTCGAGGAATACGAAGACATCTATAGCGTTCATCTTTCAGATACAGACAAAAAGCGTGTTGAAACTCTATTAGTGTATGCTTCCTCCCTCTTGAGGGTGGAAGCCACTAATAGAGGATACAATTTAGACATTATCATTATGAAAGATGAATCTAAAAAATACGTAGCAAAGATGGTAGTACTTGCAAGCGTAAAAAGGGCTATGCATACAAACGAAGTGACGGAAGCGCCATTGGAACAGTTTTCTCAAAGCGCGATGGGCTATACGGTAAGCGGTACATATCTAAACCCTGGGGATGATATCTATTTCTTGAACAATGAATTAAAGCGATTAGGACTAACTAGAAAATCTCAAGGTTTCTTCATTGATTTATGGCACTAATCAAAGGTATTACAGTTACATTGTTTGAGAAGGTCAAAACAGGTATAGATGGATTCAATCATGCAGTATACGAGACTAGACCTATTCAAGTAAATAATGTATTAGTAGCACCTACAAGCACTTCTGATATACCATCTTCCACTAAGACAGACAAAAGAAAAGCAGTGTATCAACTAGCAATTCCAAAAGGTGATAACCACAATTGGGATAATGCAGTAGTCGAGTTTTTTGGTCACGAGTGGCACACTGTCGGAATACCTATCGAAGGTATCGAAGAAAATATTCCGCTTGATTGGAATAAGAAGGTGACTGTAGAACGCTATGAGTAACTATCAATTCGAACTAAACCGAGATGGAGTAAAGCAGATTATGCAGAGTGCAGAGATGAAGTCATTGTTAGAAGAAACGGCACAGCATATCGCAAGCAGTGCAGAAGGCGACTATAAAGTTGATACTATCACAGGTCGAACACGTGCCAATGCTGAGGTATCATGTGCAAGCGCTAAAACTTACTATGATAATTTAAAAAACAATACATTATTAAAAGCAATGGCAAATACTAGAAGAGGTTAGAAACATGGATATTAATGTTATTGAAGTTTATTTGGTTGAATACCTAACTGATGAACTAGGGGTTAACGTATACGGACAGGAAGAAGACGCAGAAGATGGCTCATACGTAGTAATTGAAAAACTAGGCTCATACGTAGAAAACTTTACAAGACACGCAACTATTGCGTTGAAAAGTTACGGCACTACACTTCTTGAAAGCGCAGAACTAAACGAACGAGTAAAGAACGCTATGGATGATATAATCAAAAAGCCCGAGATTTCTTTCAGTAAGTTAAACAGTGATTATAACTATACTGATACCACTACCAAAAAATACAGATATCAAGCCGTTTATGACTTGGTATATTAAAAAAAGGAGGTTTTAAAGATATGGCAGATACAACAGTTGTAAATAAAAACAATAAAGAGAACGTTTCAGAAGCGAAGCCAAAAATTACAGGTTCAGTTTTTAAAGCACCAACTACAACAACACCACCGACAAATGCAGACGCTGAATTAGGGGAAGGATTTAAATGTTGCGGTTACGTTTCAGAGGATGGGATTACATTTACTAAGTCTGAGGAATCTGAACCTGTCAAGGCATGGGGTGGAGTAGTTGTCAAACACCTCGATGGTGATTTCTCTGATGGTTTTAAATTAAAATATATCGAAGCATTAAACGAAGAAGTATTAAAGGAATATCACGGAGAAGGTGCAGTAAAAGGAACACTTGACACAGGCATTACGATTAACGTAGCGCCTAATATGCAAGAAGAGAAGATGATTGTTGTAGATATGATTCTAAACAAAGGTAAGGTACTCAAGAGAACAGTCATCCCTAGATGTAAGGTCACAAAGACTTCGGATGTCACTTATGTAGACAACAAAACCATTGAATACGAGGTTGAGTACTCATGCGAGGTCGGCTATGACGATGGTTCATATCATAAAGAATATATTAAAAAGGTAGGTGCATAATTATTATGGCAGTTGTAAAAGGAAAGACTAAGACAGGTTTTGAATTTGAATTGGATACTAAGTTAGTTGATGATTATGAAATGTTAGAAATGTATGAGGATATTCAAGAAACAGGACTTGGAGCAAGAAAACTCTTAATTAAATTAATTGGAGAAGAAGGCTACAACCGTTTAAAGGAACACTGTAGAAGAAAAGATGGCACTATTTCAGCAAAACGAATCGGCTATGAAATGAATGACATTATGTCTACTGATGTAGGAGATACAGACACAAAAAACTAGTATCGCTCTCTATATGGCTGAGAGCGTACAAGAATGAGATTATATGCGATTTAGCACAGTACTATAACATATACGACTATCACGACTATAAACCATCATACATTTATATATTGGTTGATGGCTTACAAGACAATAGCCGTTTTAAATTAAAATTAAACGGCATGAAGACAACGATGGACACAATGTTGAGCGCTATCACTTGCGACTATTTAGCCAAGTTGTGGTGGTCAAAAACCGAGGACGCTGAACACGGCACTAACAAACCAATATCAATCCTTTCACAATTGCTTGAAGAAGACACACAGAAGAAGTCAGAAGATGGCTTTGAAACTATCGAGGAGTTCGAGCAAGCAAGAAAAAGACTCCTCGAGAAAGGGGGTTAACAAATGGCAACAGACCTCGGAAAAGCGTATATACAGATTGTACCTTCTGCAAAAGGTATCACGTCATCTATTAAAGATGTTATTGAAAAGCCCATGCATGAAAACGGCGTTCATGGTGGCTCGATTCTTGGCGGTGGAGTAGTTAAGACACTAACAAAAGTACTAGCGACAGGAACGCTCGGAGCGATTGTGGGTAAGTCTCTAACAGAAGGGGGCAAACTACAACAGAGTATTGGAGGGGTTGAAACCTTATTTGGCTCAAGCGCCGACAAATTAAAAAGGTATGCAAGCCGTGCATTCAGAGACACAGGAACAAGCGCAAACGTTTATATGGAGCAAGCAACTTCTTTTGCTAGTGCGCTAGTTCGTTCTTGTGGAGGAAATACGGCAGAAGCAGTTGAGATTGCCAATACTGCGCTGAAGGACATGTCAGATAACTCGAACAAGTTTGGAACGGACATGGGCTTAATCCAAAACGCATATCAAGGATTCGCGCGTGGACAGTATGTGATGTTGGATAACTTGAAATTAGGTTATGGTGGCACAAAACAAGAAATGGAGCGACTGCTTTCAGACGCAGAAAAACTCACAGGGGTACACTATGATATAAATAATTTGAGTGATGTATTTAACGCAATCCATGCGATACAGGAAGACTTGGAGATTACAAACACAACGCAGAAAGAAGCAAGTACAACCCTAAGCGGTTCATTCAATATGATGAAGGCGTCATGGAGCGACTTTCTAGGCAGTCTGTCAACAGGTCAGAACGTAACGCAGACATTTAAAAATCTTATTAGTTCAGTAGGTACTTTTGTTGGCGGTAACTTGATACCTATGTTAGGAAATATAGTCAAGTCAGCACTTACCATTGTAACGGACGGACTAAACAATACTCCACAGATATTAGGAGCGATACAGAAATTCGCAAACAATATCGCAAAACAAGCACCGCAATTTATTAAAACAGGTTTTGAAATGCTGAATAAGTTAGCAGATGGGATTGTGTCTGCACTCCCTGTCATGATTGCAAAAATTCCTACTATTGTAAGCACATTCGCAAATGTCATTAATGACAACGCGCCTACCGTTCTAATGAGTGGTGCTAAGTTAATCGGTAAACTAGTAATGGGAATTATACAGTCTATACCTGTTTTAATCGCAAACGTTCCAAAAATTATCATGGCTATTGTTGATGTATGGTCAGCGTTTAATTGGTTGCAGTTAGGCGCTAATGCAGTAAAAGGGCTTGGAAACGGTTTAAAATCAATGTTCGGCGCTATCAAGAGCACAGGTCAAGGACTTCTAAACGCCGTAAAAAGTGGACTATCAAACCTTCCTTCATCTCTTATGAATTTAGGTAGGTCAGCAGTCTACTCTTTAAGTGGAACTATTGGAGGTTTAGGACACCTCGGACGTTCTGCAATGTTAAAGATTGCTAGTGCTATCGAGAGCGCTATTAGAACCCTACCATCTAAAATGATTGGAATTGGTAAAGACATTGTAAAAGGTATATGGAATGGTATCTCCAACATGGGAGGTTGGATAGCACATCAGATCGGTGGCTTTGCAAATGGCATTGTAAACAAGTTTAAGAAGTCGCTAGGCATTCACTCTCCATCTAGAGTTATGCGCGATATGGTCGGCGTTTATATCGGTCAAGGTATCGGAACAGGTATCATCGCTTCATTATCAAGTGTTAAGAAAGATATAGATGAATTTAATGACGGAGTTCTTGATGGATTCAATCCATTAAAAAGCGCTCCTGTAGGCTTAGGAGCGATTCAGAGGGTTAAAACACAGATGGATAATGAAGATGCCACAGTTTTAAAACGTGGCTTAGACGGCAATTATGGAGGAAATAACGGCAATGTATATCAGACATTGAATGTCAACAGTCCTCAGCAGTTAGACCCATCCGAAGTGGCACGACAGACACGTAACGCAAACCGCGAACTAATCTTAAAATTAAAGGGGGTATAGGAGTTTGAAGAATAGAGAAATTAGAACAATATCATGTACTAACGAACTAGGCTATACAATTAACTTTGGGGAGACTTCTATCTCTCCTTTTCTTTTGGTTGATTGTGATGGTATATACAATTATGAGTATAACGTTACTACTCAAGACAACGGCAATGTTGATGGTTCAACCGTTATCGGCTCAAAACTGAAAGAAAGAAACATCGTTATCACTGTAGTGGATATAGACCGATTCGCTCGCAATCGTGAAATATTGGACAATATCTTTTCGTGCGACGGCGTGCTAGTCTATGATGATGGGGTTCACAAGAGAAAAATAGACTACACTGTAGAGAAGTTGACAGGAACAGATGGCACGTTTCAGAAGCGTACAACGCAGATATCTCTTTTATGTGCCGACCCTCATTTTCACGACATCGCAGATAACGAATTAGATATGGCATACATTGACTCGCTTTTTGAATTTCCTCACGAGTTCACAGGAGACGAGGAAATTTCAAAAATTATAAAAACACAAAACATTGAAATTTTAAACCAAAACGGCGCTGATACTTATATGTCTATTCTTATGACAACCAATGGAGCAGTAACCAACCCTTCCATCTCGTTACAGGAGACAGGGGAAGTCCTAACATTAGGGGTTGACGGTATAAAGAATTTTACATTGAGCACAGGTCAAAAAGTACTCATTACAACGGAGTTAAACAACTGTCATGTCTATCTTTTAGACACGGACGGTTCGAAAACAAACATTAACAACTACCTTACATCGGATTCTGTTTTCTTGAGACTAAAGCACGGAGTAAACCACATCGGATATACCGCAAAAGAAGGTGTTGACAATTTGATCGTGTCAATAACTTTTAAAAACAGTTATCTAAGGGGGTAAGATATGCAATTACGAATATTTAATAGAGATATGGAACTATTAGGGATTATCGAGAATGCATACTCTATACAGTGGGTTAGAAACTACACAACTTGTGGTAGTTTTGAAGTACACTTCCCGATTAATACGCAAGCGCTCGAACTCATTAAACTCGAAAATCTTATATGGATTCAAGGCAAGAAGAATTGTGGCGTTATCGAGGGTATCACAATAGAGCAGAGCGCAACAACTAGCAGTGTAAAAGTTGTTGGAAGATTTGCCGAAAGTTACTTTGCTAGAAGGCTCATAAAGAATACCTTTAATTTTAACGGCAATGTTGAAGAAGCAATGCGAGAACTTGTGACACTTGCAGATATACCACGAGTTAGACTTGGGAAATTAAATGGGTTTAAAGAAAAGATACAGTTTCAAGCAACGTATAAGGATACGCTTAAATATATTGAGAAGTTGTCACAAGCTTCTAATATAGGCTTTATGCTAGTACCTAACTTTGATGAAAAGGTATTTTATTTTGAGACTTATAAAGGCTTGAACAAGTCAGAGGAGCAGAGAGACAGACCGCGAGTTATCTTTTCACAAAGATACGGCGATATATCAAAAGCAGACTATAACGCAAACAGTCAGAACTACTCCAATGTCTGCTATGTTGGTGGACAGGGCGAAGGCTCAAGCCGTCAAGTCGTTATTTGTGGGGATGACAGTTTAACAGGATTAGACAGGCGAGAAACATTTATAAACGGTTCTGATATATCAAAGGATAATTTAAGCGATTCACAGTACTTAGAAAGTTTGAAGCAGAGAGGAGAAAGCAACCTCAAGGAAAAAGCACTTGTACAATCTCTAGAAAAAGAGGACAGAACACAAGGGACATATAATTATCCTACTGATTATGATATAGGCGATATAATCACAAGCAAACTAGAATTTTGGAACATCAAAAGTAATGATAGGGTTGTTTCAGTAACTGAAATTTATGAACACGGTAGAATGGTGGCAGTTCCGACACTAGGAACACCACTCGCAAGCACAATAGATTGGAGTGATAATTTATAATATGGCAACAGATAATTTAGGATATCCATTTGATTCAGTTAACCACGATAGAACTATGTCAAGTGCTTCTTTTAGAAAAATGTTTAAAAGTTTCTTTACAAATGGGATATTTAGTACGGACGACTTTTGGGTAACGGCAGATAATTCGATGAATGTTACAGTCGGAACAGGTAACGCCTGTATTAGTGGAGCGTTTTATCCTTTAAATGAACAAAAGAAATTAACCATCGATAATGCAAATGGTACTTATGATAGATATGACGCTATCGTTATCGAATTTAACTTAACAGACCGTCAGTTTTATGTAAAAGTTGTAAAAGGTGGAAGCGATTCCAGATACCCCGTACCTACTCGTACAAACTCAGTATATCAATTAGTTATAGCATTTGTTAAGGTCAGCCAAGGCGTAACATCACTCGCGCAAGAAGACATCAACGATGTTAGGGGCGATACTTGGTATTGTGGATATGTCACAAGCACAGGCTCACAGGAGCGATTCGAAAAGGAATTACAGAAACTCAAAACACAGATTGACAATATAAACAAAACAAACACATGGAGCGAGTGGAAGACATGCGGTAAGAATGCTTGTGGCGTTACATTACTGTATAGATACAACGAAGCATTGAAACTTTGTGAATTGAATTGGGACGGAACCATCACAGCCCAAATTGAAAACGGCACGATGGGCTACATGTGGGAAGGATTCCCAGACAATAAAGTCCCTAATGTTAATATGTTTATACCTGTTCAAGCACAAAATATTGATTTAACTTTACGTTTTTATCCTGTCACAGAAGACATCACAGCAAACCATTGGACGCTTACGGCAATGCACGGCACAGTATCAAGCGGTTATGTTTGTGGTAAATATATCTATTCATACGCTTAAAAAGGGGTGATTAAATGATAAATATTACAATTGCAGAAAACGGCGCTCCATCTTCTGAAATGATTAAATTAGGTAACGAGTTTGAAAACCTTGACGAGGTCATACAGTTCACCTTCCCAACAGACCTCGAACAATTACATAAATACGTAGTTGCTAAGACTTACGACCCAAAGAAAAAGGAAAATATAACTTGTGTTACTCCTTTAGTCGATAACAAGTTTGTTGTAGGTTCAGCAATTACAAAAGTGACAGGAACTTGGGTCTTATATACATTATGCAAATCATACGCAGTAGACGTAGAAGGTAACATAGTAAACACAGAACGTGTAAGCATTTCCGACCCTATTGTGGCGACAGTAAGCGAAAATGATATTGATGTAGGAGCTATCGAAAAAGTAGAGTTAGACCCTAACATCAAGATAATCTATGATGAATTAATAAGTTTTAAAAAAGAACTTGAAAGCAATGAAGCAACAAGACAGGCGAACGAGACAACACGTGTAAACGCTGAAAATGGACGTCTAAGCGCTGAAACTGATAGGGTAAGAGAAGAACAGGCACGACAGGAGAACGAAGCGCAGAGAGCAGAAAACGAGACAAATAGAGCAAGTGCAGAAGTAGCAAGAACTAATGCTGAAAACACTAGGGCTTCCAACGAAGCAACTAGAACAGAAGCAGAAGAAGCGAGAGCCAATGCAGAAGAAGCAAGAGCAAGTGCAGAAGAAGCACGTATCAATAATGAGACTGAACGCGTTAACGCTGAAAGCGATAGAATCCAATATGAGACGCTTAGAAGACAGTCAGAGGGAATAAGACTAAGCAACGAAGAAAAGCGCTCAGACGCTGAAAAAACACGCTTACAGAGTGAACAGGAGCGAACTAACGCAGAAGCAGAAAGGGTCAGTGCAGAAACTGCAAGGGCAACGGCTGAAACTAACAGGGCAGAATCAGAACGTCTCAGAAGTGAAGCAGAAACAAACCGAATCAATGCTGAACAGTCTAGAACAGATAATGAAGCATTGAGGGTCAGCGCTGAAAATGAACGTGTAACGGCTGAAACTGCAAGAGAGGAAGCGGAAGCAAAAAGGGAAGGTGTCATAACTAAACTAAGAGAAGACCTTGATAACAACACAAAAGAAGACCAAAAGACAAACAGAAGTTTAACGGCTTTATGGGATTTAAATAAAGGTATCTCGTATCGTTTTGAAAACGATAACGGAAAATCCTACATGAAGACCGTTCCGAGTGGCGCTAAACTAGGTGCAGTAAATGCAATAGGCGGAAGAACTATTGTATATAATCAATATGCTAACATTAATGGAGATGTGATTCTTTGGGCTGATGATAGTAAATTTTCTAAGAATATCAACGAGTTAAGCGGTCACAAACTATACATTGTGAATAAATGTGTAGTCACAAATATATTGTATGATGATAGAGAAACATACAAAAAAACAATGGTCTTGTTTAATGAAAATGATGAAGGCGTTGCTACCGTCGTAAGTACAACAATAAAGAAAGAAGATATTACAGTAGGCAAGGCTTTCATAAGTAAAGACATAGTACAAGCCCCTAGCACATTAAGCACAATTAGATTATACAATATCGGCGATGATATTATAGGCCTCACCGTAGAATGCAACTCATGGGTAAATGTTATTGATTTAACGCAGATGTTTGGTGAAGGTAACGAGCCTTCTACAGTCGAGGAATTAGAATCAATGTTTCCAAATGACTACTACCCTTATAACGAAGGCGAACTAATGAGCATGAGTGTAAACGAGGTTGAGGAAGTTGGAAAGAATATATTTAAATGTAAGAATTTCTCATGTGGTGGATTAGGTGGCGCTTATAACCCTAGTTTAAGCAATTCTTACGGCACATCTATAAATTCGACTGCGCCTTCCGACAGTGTAACAGTTACACAGTCAACTGTTGGAGATTCAAGCACTAACACAAGTTGGAAGAATGGTTACTTTTGTGTTTCATTCAAACCGTTTACGTTGAACAAAAATTATATATTTTCATTCGACGTAATACCATCAAATAAATTAATTGAAAATGCTAAAATCGTTATTCTATTAAACGGTAGCGACGCAATATGGATTGGCAACACTCAAGACATACAAGTAGGTAAAAGGACTAGAATATATTTTAATTTAACGGCAGATAATACAAAGGTGACATATTTTGAAACCCGTATTAGTGGCATAAGTGGAGTGTTTGAAAATTTTCAGATTGAAGAAGGAAGCACTGCTACATCATACTCACCATATCACGAAAAGGCTTACACAATCCCACAAGCCATCCTAGACTTGGACGGTTACGGATGGGGCGTTAACAACGTATACAATTATGTCGATTATGAAAACAAGAAATATTACAAGCACGTTGATAAAGTTAATTTAGGCACATTTAAAGAAATGTATCCGTATAATGGTGTAACGCCAGAAGAAGGAAGATATGTGTACGCAATTAATATTAGTGCTATCAAGACAAAATTAAATTCTAATGCTATTTGTGAACTGTTTAATAACGTTTCATTTGACGAACTCATTAGCAAGGAAGGGATGCTTTTAAGCCTTGCATATAACCAACTTTTAATATCTACAAATAAATGTAAGAGCGTAGAAGAATTAAAAGCCTATGTCAACAATAAATATTTTTATTATGAACTTGCAGAACCAATTGTTACGGATATATCCGACATTATCGAGGATACCTTCCAAGAACCAATTGATGTCGAAAGTGGAGGCTCTCTTACTTTCAAGAACTCAAACGGTGACGGCTACCAAGTGGCAGTGCCTAGCGATGTACAATATACCGTTAAACTAAATGAGGTGACACCATGACAGACTTACAAAAAAAGATGATGGACAAACTAGGGCTATCAAAAGAGGATTTTGAACCAATCAACAAAGACAAACTACTAGAGGAAGCATACCTAAAAGCAGAGTACAATTCAATCATTTTAGAACAGCTAGGAGGAATGAGCGATGATTTACAGACTGATGAAATTAAGAATTAGACGCGAAGGATTGACAGAAGAAAATAAGAACTTGCTTGATGTGTATTTGTTAGGTGGCAGAATCACACAAGCGCAGTATGAAGAATTAATGCAGATTAAGGAGGATAAATAATTTATGGATTTTGCTCAGTTAACGAATTATTTTGTATTGGTGGTTATGGTTGCGTGTTTAGTTGTTGGTTACATTCTCAAAACTTCATTTGATTTTGTGCCAAACAAGTACATTCCTACTATTCTAGCGGTTGTTGGTGCAGTCCTAAACGCTATCGTAAGTGGTGCGTCTGTCGAATCGATTGTATACGGTGCACTTATGGGTCTTGCTTCTACAGGCTTACACCAAGCATTCACTAGATTTGTAGAAGGTGAAAAAGAAGGTGCTTAAGTTATGAACGAAGCACAAGCAATCTACACCGTCATTATTGGTGTAGGCGCACTATTAGGAGTTGTTACGCCTGTCATTAAATTAAATAACAGTATCACAAAACTAACAAGCGCTATTGAATACATGGTTACAGACAACAAAAGACAGGACACAAGGTTAGATGCGCACTCAAAAGAACTAGACGACCACGAGCGCAGAATTTCACACTTAGAAGGATAAGGGGGTTTTATTATGGGATATATCTTTAAAACAAATATTGCAAATAGAGCAAACTATGGCGGAAAGAGAAACACGGCTAATATTAAATATCTTGTATATCATTATACAGGCAACGACGGCGATAACGATGAAAGAAATGGAAACTATTTCCATAACAACGTTGTCAAGGCGAGCGCTCATTATTTTGTTGATGATGATAGCGTTACGCAGTCAGTCTATGATGACTTCGTAGCCTATAGCGTTGGGGGCAAGTGTCAGAGCGCACACCACCCATTATATAAGATTTGTACAAACTCAAACTCAATTAGTATCGAGATGTGCGACACAACAAAAAATGGAACTGTAGCCATTTCAGAAGCGACGCTGAATAATGCAATCGAACTTGGCAGAGTGCTCATGAAGAAATACAACATTCCATTAGATAGAGTAATCCGTCACTATGACGTTAACGGCAAGGCTTGCCCTAACTGTAACGACTTATTAAACGACAATACGTGGAATGCTTTTAAATCGCGTTTAAACGGCGCTACAGCGTCAATTCCTAATACTAATACAAATACACCTACTCATACTCAAACACATCATACAACGCATAAAAACGGCTATGACGAATGGGTAGCACGTTTACAGAGAGAATTGAACGCTCAGTGTCATAAAGGACTAGTTGTGGACGGTTTAAGAGGGTCAAAAACTCTTAACGCTTGTATTACAGTTAGACGAGGAGCAAGGGGCAACATCACACGCCTAATCCAAGAAAGATTGAATAGCGTAGGATTCCATATCTCTACAGATGGAATTTTTGGCAGTGGAACGGAGAAAGCCGTTAAAGTATTCCAAAGAAATAGAGGTCTTACGGCAGATGGTATTGTAGGCAAAAAGACTTGGGATTGGTTATTAAAAGGAACTAAAATGTAGGTATATTAAAAGGGTGGGACAATTAAGTCTCACCCCTTTTTATTTTACCTTAAAACTTGCAATTTCTTGACAGTTAACAACAGAACCGTAATCGTCTACTTCTACTTCATGGACTAGTAAATAGTCGTAGCCCATAAGTTTAGCGTTGATTTCAGATGAACCGTGAGCAACGCTTCTCGCCCATGCGATGGCTTCTGCTATATTGCTATAAGTAAATAAATCCCAACTTTCTACTACTGCTCCATCCTCTTCTTTAATCGCTTCTACTAAGTATTCCTTCATTTTCTTGAATCTCCTTTTCTTCTTTCTTTTTACATCTTTAATTATACTCTTATATATATGTATGTCACCTTTATTTGTTAATTTCTTCAAAAATAATTTGTTTTGGTAGCATGTTATGGCATACATAAATACTTGAGAACGGAGGGTTGATACTAGGCTTTTGGTCGTCATAACTTTTAAAATAAGATACCATCTTATTTAAATACATGCACTCGAACTCGTTATTCCTAAACATCTCAAATCTTCTTTTACTCTCAAACAAGCCGACCACTCCGACAAGCATTGCGAAAGGTTTACCAATTTCAAACAACCTTTGCAGTACCTCCGTTTTGAGACTATAAGGCGGATTAGAGACGATATAGTCACATTTATGGGTATCCATAGTGAAGAAGTCTTCTCCCCTGTCTATGTGGCTATAAATGACATTACAGCCCATTTTTCTAAACTCCTTTGCAAATAGGCTCTGCTCAGTGTCGAACGGACACCAAACCACCGAGCCTTCTTTTACATACTTTTTAATTGGTTCAATAGCGTATGATGGGGTATAGTACTCATCGTTCTTGTTTTTTGCCACCTCAGCAACAATCATACTATAACCCCTCCTTTTCAATATACGCTTCCATATCTGCTCTAATCAATTCTAGAATGTAGCCACCCATTGATGGCTTGCTTTCGAGCCATTCAAGCACCTCTGGTTCTAACTTCTTATTTACCCTCACGCTTACTAATTTAGTATTGTTTTTAATATACTTTCTTGAACTTCTCTTTTGTGCTTCTGATACCATAATAATTTTACCTCCATTAATCTTCTCTTAGTCCATATCTTTTAGCATATGTTTTTGAAACAAGGCTTCTAGTTCTAAAGTCGCCTTCTTCTGTAGCCAACCACTGTTCGGCTTTTTCCATGCTATCGAATTTTTTTGCATATCCTGTTAATCTTCCAAAATTAAACTTTTCAGATACTCCGTAAATGTATCCGTTCTTTTCAAAATACTTATTTGCTTTCATAATCTTTACTCCTAGGGGGTCGCCCTTTTCTTATTACAATTCTAATTATACTCGTTTATATATGTATGTCAATACTTTTTTTAACTTTCTAAGATTTTTCCGATACCAACTTCATATCCTTTTTTTGTGATATGGTCATAAACATAGCCAAATCTGTTTTTGTTTCTTCTCAAGTGCCATAGGTCACCGAGCCAACCACTACCGCAACCCTTCTTTTTAGCGATATAATATAATTGTTTATCCTCGTCGCAATAGTATATATCCCAATTGCTAGTCTTTTCCTCTACTATTACAAAACTTAAAACCTTACCTTCAAAATTGATTGTCTTTTCCATTTTTCTTTTACCTCGTTTCTTCTTTCTTATTACAAATATAATTATACTCTATATCTAGCATATGTCAAGCATATTCAATAAATTTATGTGTAAAAAAATTAGACGCCTACCGTCTAATATTTGTACACCATATAAAAGCCCAATATTTAAGCGTGTGAACGACTTTCCTATAAATATGATAAATCGCACCTGTCAGATATAAACAACGCTTATATAGGCAATTTAAGGCTTATAGGTATATACTGCAATTAAAAAGGTGAGAACTAGTCCCACCAATTTAAATTCTTGATTTCTTCTGAAAACTCCTCTGATTGTTTCTGCATACTGTCAATGATTGATTTTCCCTTTCTTTCGTTGCTTTCGTCTGCAACGGATTGGGGGTCTGTATAATCAAATGAAAATTTGTAATACTGCACACGTCCATTCTTTTTAATCTTCTCATACTTGAGATTATTAATACATTTACACTTTTCATTTAGCTCTTTTATAGCCTTGTTTAGTGTGTTTCTTTCAAAGTCTGCTCTATTGAAGAATCCATCTCTATTCATATATGATTCTTTTGATAATCCGAACATGTTTTTTAATTGTGTGGTTGAATAGTCAATACCCATAAAGTCAATATTTGACATTTTCCATTTATCCTTCATCAAGTTCTGATATAACATCATGGAATATTTAGACTTTAAAGTTACTAAGTCGTCATCTAGGAATCTTACAAAATTGTTTGACAAGCCCTTTATTAGTGGTAAATAATCATCGTTAAATCTTATAAAAATATAACTTCTATCTCTATTTGAATCGAATGAATAAATCAAGAATCCATCTTTGAACTCCTTATCTTCTCCGTATTCAATATAAGAATTCTCTGCAAGTTGTCTCAGTTCCTTACGTAGTCGAGACCAACGGTTATTGTCGCTTTCCATTCCTAAAAGGTTAAATAGTTCTTGTTTATTAATTCTTACTTCGTTTCTTTCGTTTACTCCATACTTTAATGAAGCAAGACTTGCATAAAATAATTTTTGTTGTGTGACACTAAAACGAGTACTCTTTTTTGCTAAAATGTTGCTCATCGCTATCACTTGGTTTTTTAATGTATTGCTATCTTTCATATATAATCCCTTCTTTCTGTCTCTATATTAACTCTTATGGTGACAGAAGTCAAGCAACATTCTAATAATCTTATGTTAAATATTTAAATGATACATATATATACCACTTAACTTTCCCATAACAAAACACTGTATTTACCCTCAAACCGCCGGAAAAGCCCTCCTGGGCCGTTCCAGAGCCGGAAACCACCCCTAATCCTCACC